ACCACAATGGGCTTGCCGTCGATCGTGCTAGGGCCGTCGTAAACGATGAGGCTGTTAGGGGTCTTCATGGTCTGGTTCTCCGTTCGATGTGGTGTTGTGGTGTCAGATGCCGAGAGCTACAAGCGTACCGATGGCAAGCCCGAAAACGATAGCGAAAGCGTACGTAAACACTTGACCCGGATTACGGTCGGCAAAGCGGCGGATGCGATAGCGAAGGGGAAGGGGCTTGATCATGGTGTGACCTTTCAGATGATGGGCGGATCCGCAGATCCGCCCGGGTTGGTGTTAAACGATGAATTCGGGAGACTTGTTCCACCCGTAAGCGATAGCGAGGGAGAGCATTTCAACCTTGGCGCTTTTGCGCAGGCTTGCACGGTACAGAGCGGAGAGTGCACGTGCTGCGTAGTCTGCGCCAAGGTGCGACGAGTAGGCGATGATGCGGGAGACTTCTCGTTGTTCGGACTTGTTCATGGTCTGGTTTCCTTCTGGTTGTCGGGTCACCCGTTGACCCGATGACGTAATGTAACATGATGCATTGTCCCATTGAAGCATAGGGGTATTGTGCCAATGCGATGCCATGGTGTAGGTGTGACACTGTGACTGGGAGCGAGGGGGTGGATTCTGGACTAAATTAAAAAAGGTCTGTAACCCCCAAATTCGAACTATCAAAGTCACCTTGTCACACCCCCCGATTCCCGCACCCATTGACACGGATTCCGCACCCATTGACACACTAGCCCGTGCCAATGGGCTAACCCTTGATCCATTGCGCCCTGGATGCGCCTGATCCCACCTAGCCATTGACCCATTGCGCCCTGGATGCGCCCTGGTTGCGCCCTGGACGATGACCCGGTGGATCAAGGGTGATGGGGTACCCCAACGATTGGCGGCGGGGCAGTGACCAAAAACGTAGGACCCGCGCACAATTTTTTCAAATGACAAATCAACCAGTAACCCAGTGAAACAATCCCCCATCCCCACCAGTGACACTGCGACACATCAACCAAGGCTGCCAACTCGAACTACACCCGTGATACCATCCCGGCATGGAGCAGCAAACCCAGGCCCTCGCTCAGCCGTCTATTCCCGACTGGCTGGCACCTAGTCACAGCGTCGCAATGCAGACGCCACCACTCGACATCAGTCCGGCAGAACATCGTCGAGCCACCCGTGCGCTCCTCGATGCCTCGTTCGCGGCCATGTTCGAGCGTGTGCTGACGGAGATGACCAAGGGGCGCTCGCTCAACGCCATCGTCAGGGACGATCTGCGCGACATCGAGTACGACGCCTTCTGGAGGTGGATCAAGCGTGACCCCCAGCGTTACGAACGCTACAAGGAGGCGAAGGAGCTTCGCACGGAGTGGTGGGCGGGGCGCATCGTCGAGATTGCCGAGGCTGAGGACAGCGTCGAGGACGTAGCGCGGTCCAAGCTCAAGATCGACACCTACAAGTGGCTCATGGGCGCCGACAACCGCAAGCAGTACGGCGACATCAAGCAGGTGGAGGTCAACCAGTCGATCAGCATCACCGCAGCGCTGGAGCAGGCACGCTCCCGGCTGCTGACGGACGTGACGACGGTGGACATCGACGACGGGGTGGACACACCTCAGATTGAACACAACGACAGCAACGACTGATGGCACAGCAGCCGCGTTACGCGCCCGACGATGAGCAGATGCTCATGTCTCAGTTGTGGTCGCAGACCATCGTTGATGACCCCGAGGCGTTCGTGCTGTTCGCGTTCCCGTGGGGGCAGAAGAACACCCCGCTGGAACGGTTCAGCGGACCGCGCCGCTGGCAGAGGGACGTGCTCAGGACGATCACCAAGCACATCCGGGAGAACCGGTCACCGGACGCCGTGCTGCAGGCCCTGCGTGCAGCGGTGGCCTCGGGGCGGGGGATCGGGAAGAGTGCACTGGTGTCGTGGCTCATCTTGTGGATGCTCACCACTCGTATCGGATCGACCGTCATCGTCTCGGCAAACAGCGAGAGCCAGTTGCGCAACGTGACCTGGGGCGAGCTGACCAAGTGGGCCACGATGGTCATCAACGCCCACTGGTGGGAGCCGTCGGCCACCAAGCTCGTACCCGCGGCGTGGATGACCACACTGGTCGAGCGGGACCTCAAGAAGGGCACTCGCTACTGGGGCGCCGAGGGGAAGCTGTGGTCGGAGGAGAACCCAGATGCCTACGCCGGGGTGCACAACCAGGACGGCATGATGGTCATCTTTGACGAGGCGAGCGGCATTCCGGACGGGATCTGGTCAGTGGCTGCGGGCTTCTTCACCGAGCCCATCGTCGACCGGTACTGGCTTGCGTTCAGTAACCCGCGGCGCAACACCGGGTACTTCTACGAGTGCTTCAACGGCAAGCGGGACTTCTGGGTCACGCGCAACATCGACGCTCGCACGGTCGAGGGCACTGACAAGGGCGTCTACGAGCAGATCATCGCCGAGTACGGTGAGGACAGCCGCGAGGCGCGCATCGAGGTCTACGGTGAGTTCCCATCGACTGGCGATGACCAGTTCATCAACCTGGCGCTGGTGGACGAGGCCATGCGCCGGCCGCCGCACAAGGACATGAGCGCACCGATCATCATCGGCGTGGACCCGGCCCGGGGCGGGGCCGACTCGACGGTCATCGTCGTGCGCCAGGGACGGGACATCACGCGGATCCTGCGCTACAAGGGCGACGACACCATGACGGTGGTCGGACACGTCATCGCCGCCATCGAGCAGTACCGGCCGGCCATGACCGTCATCGACGAGGGTGGCCTGGGCTACGGCATTCTTGACAGACTCAACGAGCAGCGTTACAAGGTGCGCGGTGTGAACTTCGGCTGGAAGGCGCTGCGCCCCATCACCTGGGGCAACCGACGCTCGGAGATGTGGGGCGCGGTCAAGGAGTGGCTCAAGACAGCCAGCGTTCCACAGGACAAGCAGTTGCGTGACGACCTTGTAGGCCCGCGAGTCAAGCCCGACTCCTCGGGTAAACTGTTCCTGGAGTCGAAGAAGGAGATGAAGGCCCGAGGACTCGCCTCACCCGATGCGGCCGACGCCATCGCCGTTACCTTCGCGTTCCCGGTCAACACCGACGCGAGTGGCATGTCATACTCTGCAGCCGCACCTTCGTACTATGCCAAGCCGGTTGTAAACTTCTGGGGCACTCAGCAAAGGGCCTGACATGGCACGCATCTCGAACGATCAGCGCCTCTCGACTATCCATCAGGAAGCACTGCGGGAGTTCGACAACATCCAAACTGCGGTTCGTGACGAGCGGCTGCAGTGTTTGCAAGACAGACGATTCGCCACTATTTCGGGTGCTACGTGGGAAGGCCCGCTTGGCGATCAGTTTGAGAACAAGCCGCGGTTCGAGGTCAACAAGATCGCCCTGGCCATTACTCGGATCATCAACGAGTATCGCAACAACCGCGTCACGGTGGACTTCATCAGCAAGGACGGCACCGACGCGACAAGCCTAGCCGACACCTGCAACAAACTCTACCGCGCCGACGAGCAGGACAGCACCGCCAACGAGGCGTACGACAACGCCTTCGACGAAGCGATCACGGGCGGGTTTGGTGCCTGGCGTCTGCGCACGGCCTACGAAGACGAGGAAGACGACGAGACCGATCATCAGCGCATCTACATCGAGCCGATCTTCGACGCCGATAGCAGCGTGTTCTTCGACCTCGACGCCAAGCGTCAGGACAAGGCAGACGCCAAGCGATGCTTCGTGCTGACCAGCATGACCCGCGACGCCTACAAGGCTGAGTACGGGGACGATCCGACTACATGGCCCAAGGAGATCCACCAGTACGAGTTTGACTGGTGTACACCAGATGTGGTGTTCGTGGCCGAGTACTACCGCGTCGAGTACAAGCCCGAGACGATCCGCGTCTTCCAGGCCATCGACGGCACCGAGGAGCGGTACAGTGAGTTTGACTTCGAGAACGACCCCGAGTTGGAGGCCACGCTGTCGGCGATTGGCAGCATCGAGGTGCGCCAGAAGAAGGTCAAGCGCAAGAAGGTTCACAAGTACATCATGTCCGGTGGCAAGGTGTTGGATGACGCTGGCTACATCGCCGGCAACTGCATCCCCATCGTGCCGATCTACGGCAAGCGCTGGTTCATCGACAACATCGAGCGTTGCTCAGGTGTGGTGCGCTTCGCCAAGGATGCGCAGCGCCTGAAGAACATGCAGTTGTCCAAGCTCGGCGAGATCAGTGCGCTGTCGAGTGTCGAGAAGCCGATCTTGGTGCCTGAGCAGGTCGCCGGCCACCAGGTGATGTGGGCCGAGGACAACCTCAAGAACTACCCGTATTTGCTGGTGAACCCCATCACGGGCGCAGATGGCAGCCAGCAGGTAACCGGGCCGGTGGCGTACACCAAGAGTCCTCAGATCCCGCCTGCGATGGCGGCGCTGTTGCAACTGACCGAAACTGATATTTCGGACATTCTGGGCAACCAGCAGAACGGCGACAAGATCGTCAGCAACATCAGCGGCAAGGCCGTGGAGATGGTGCAGCAACGTCTGGACATGCAGGCGTTTCTGTACATGAGCAACTACAACAAGGGTGTGCAGCGCTGCGGTGAGATCTGGCTATCGATGGCCCGCGAGGTCTACGTGGAGTCCAAGCGTCGCATGAAGGGCGTCGGGCCTCAGAACGAGGTGGAGTCGGTTGAGCTGATGCGCCCGACGTTGGATCGCAACGGCGAGTTGGTCATGGAGAACGACCTCTCCCAGGCAAAGTTTGACGTGGTGTCCACTGTCGGCCCATCGTCGAGCAGCCAGCGCTCGGCCACTGTTCGCTCGCTGCTGGGCATGCTGCAACTCACGCAGGATCCACAGACCCAACAGGTGCTGCTGGCGATGGCCTTCCAGAACATGGAGGGTGAGGGCATCAGCGACGTGCGCGGCTACTTCCGCAAGCAAATGGTTCAGGCTGGCATCATGAAGCCCACGCCTGAGGAAGCCGAGGAGATGGCCGCTGCTGCTCAGAACGCGCAGCCTGATCCGAACGCTGTGTTTGTCGAGGCTGCTGCTGAGAAGGCAATGGCTGAAGCGGACAAGGCCAGAGCCGATGCGGTGAAGACCGGGGCTGAGACGGCGCTGACGGAAGCCAAGACGCTGGAAACGCTGGCCAAGGTCGGCGGTGAGGTTGGGGGTGCAGCAGTGGCTGGGGCAGAGATGCAGGCCGGGATTCCAGTTCCTGCAGAGCCGCAGGTTGATCCATACGAGATGGCTAAGCGAGAGTTGGAGCTTGAGAATCTGCGGATGGACAATGCCGCCAAGTTTGCAGCCTTGACCAAGACGCTGCAGCAGCAGGCAAACGAAGAGGCCGTCAGATCATCAGAAAGACCCGAGTCCGAGGAGTCCGATGATAAAGTCGGAGAAGACCTGGACGAACTCAAGGCAATGGTCGAGGCTCTGGCACGGCAAGTCGCAGATTTGAAACCGCAGCAACCGATCATCGTGGCCACGGGTGGCGGCGGCAAGAAAATCCAGATCACCAAGACCCCAACCGGGTTCTCCGGTGAGGTTGTCAACGAAGAATGAAAGGGCCTGAACCATGTCCATGACCAACGCCGCCGAAGCGGCACTCCTCGACCTTCTGTTCCTGAACGTCGATTGGGCGAACATCGGGGACGCCGCTGGCCTGCAGAACTCGGCTACGGCAGGCTCGTTTTACATCTCGCTGCACAGCGCAGACCCTGGAGAGGCGGGCAACCAGAGCACCAACGAGATCAGTTACACCGGCTACGCCCGCGTGGCTGTGAACCGCACGGCAGGCGGCTGGACGCGGACAACCTCCACCATCGCCAACACCGCCCTGGTTCAGTTCGGTCAGTGCACAGGCGGCACCGCCACGGCCACGCACTTCGGCATCGGCACGGACTCTACTGGTGCTGGAAATTTGCTGCTCAAGGGCGCACTGAACGCCAGCCTGTCCATCAGCAACGGCATCCAGCCGCAGTTCGCTGCTGGTGCCATGACTGCCACGGTTGATTGATGTGGTGTACCGCTGCGCCCACTGTCGTGAGCTGCTGACGCTGGCAGACACCGAGTTGTCGGCCTGCTCAGAGCACCCTGACGGGGGCGTGGAGTGGTCACCCGACGAAGTGGAGTGGGCTTCGCTGGAGAACCCTGATGCCGTTTAGGTCCGTTGCCGAGGTGGCAGATGCCGTCCAGCAAGGGCGGCATCACACACAGCATTTTTTTCGCACTGGCGTGCCGGGTTCTTTTGGCACCAGCAACATATTTGGGGACGCCTCCATTGGCAGTTCAGGCCCGCCCGTCTATAACCCATACCTGGGCACCGCGCTAGAGGCCACGCAACTCATCGGCCAGCGCAATCAGGGCATTTACACTGGGCCGACGTTGCCTACGCAAGAGCGGTATCTGCTGTCTGTGTCCTTGACGCAAGCCGGAACGGGCGGGTTTTTTCCTTCGGTCTATTTTCTCGACTACTTGATGTTCTACCCGTACATCGACTGCGACAGCTTGGATGAGCAGATTCTGGACAACCCGGTGTCGTTGCCACGTTACACGGATGGCGAAGGCGTGCGCATGGCTTTCTTCAGCCAAACGCCGGGCAGTGGGGCTGGCAACTCAATAACGGTGAACTACACCAACCAAGACGGTGTTGCCAAAACCACTGTTTCTCAGATTCGCGTCTCGGGCTCTATCGGTGTGAACGGCTCAGGACACCCAGGCGGTACGAGTGCTATGAGCCCGTTTGTACCGCTGGCGAATGGTGACCGGGGCGTGCGGTCTGTGCAATCAGTTCAACTCGCGGGAGGTATAGGCGCTTTCGCCGTGCTGGTGCTGGTCAAGCCACTCTTCAACCTAGCACTGAACGAGCTTGCTTCTACGGTGGAAAAAAACTTCTTGCGTGAACAGGCTGCGTTGCCACGCATCTACGAAGGCGCGTATCTCAACTACATCTACAACCTGTCCAACAACACCGGCGCTTTGGGGCCGATCATCGGGCAGGCGCAATTCATCTGGGCCTAAGGAATCACCATGCCATTCAGTTCAATGGACGATCTGGTCAACGAAATCACGAGCGGCAAGTTCAACCGCACCGACTGGAACAAGATCACGGGCGGCACTACTTACACCGCCGCCCGTTGGTATGACTTCAGCGGACTGGCCGGTACTCCCGTAGCAAATGCCTTTGCGGGCACTGCACTGGCGTGGAGAACCTGCGACGAATTGACTGGCAACGGCACGCAGATCTTCGGCCTGCCGCATGGCGGCAACGTCAGTCCAGATACCAAGCACGTTTTGAACGTCAATGCACTCACTGGCGTGGCCACGGGTGTCCCGTCGCAGTTGATGTTGTGCGATTTGCAGGGCTACTGGCCCGGTATCACGAACAACTCGGCCACGGCACAAACCCTCACGGGCACGCCCAGCTTGCGCTACACCAACGGCGCAGGATGCCGCCTGTTCTGGGTGCAGACAGCCGTGAGCGGTGCAACGGCGCAGAACATCTCGCTCTCCTACTCCAACACCACGCCCACCTCG